AGGACCCATACATTAAAAGTGTATTGCTCTACCAACTGAGCTACGAAATCGCCTTAAAGAGGCTGCAAAAATAGCAGTTTTTTAAATCAAACGACCTTCAGGAAAAAATTTTTTCGTTTTCTCACTTGCCTCATGCTGAGGTACATTAGCTGATTAACAATAGTTTATGGCGCGCACACCGTCCACCATGGTCGAGTTGGGGACACCACTCCCCGCTTTTTCACTTCCGGATACGGTCACCCATCGCACCTATCAGGATTCCCAATTCCTGGGAAAGCCACTGGTAGTGGCCTTTATCTGCAATCACTGTCCGTATGTTCAATTGATCGAAGCAGAACTCATGAACATCGCGCGTTCGTATGGCGCACGTGGTATCTCCTTCCTGGCGATCAGCTCCAACGATCCGGTGCAATATCCTCAAGACAGCCCGGAGGAAATGAGGAAACACGCGGTTGAAATGGGTTATCCGTTCCCGTATCTCTTTGACGCCACCCAAGAGGTTGCGCGCGCGTTCGATGCAGCCTGCACCCCGGACTTTTTCGTGTATGATACCTCGGGTCGCCTTTACTATCGCGGTCAATTGGATGACGCGCGTCCTAAGTCGGATCTTCCGGTTACCGGGCACGATCTTCGGCATGCGCTCGTTCGCGACGGCATTGGCAATCACGCTCTCGGTGCCGACCACGGCGTCGGCCTGTAGCGCCCACGTGAGCGCCAGTCGCAGCGACCATTCCTGGCCCATCACGCTGCCGTACTCGACGCCATCGCGCTCGACGTGATCCACCTCTCCCGGCAAGTTGGCGAGATCGCCGAGCAGGAAGGTGTGCACGCGGTGGTCGGCGAGGATGTTCATGAAAAGCTGCGCATGCGGCCAGCCCTTGAACGGCCCGCTGCCGGATGGCGCGAGCACCACCACCTTGCCGCTCATCTTCTCGCGCAGCAGGCGCGCCCACTCGCGCTCGAACGGCGCCGGGTAGAAGCGCTGCCGGTTCCGCGCGCCGGCCGGCAACTCGGCGTAGAGATGCACGGTGTCGACGTAGTTCGCGCCCATCAGCTTGCGGCGCACGCCGGTCGGCAGGTAGAAATCGGCGGACGACTGATGCGGCAGCAGGCGGTTTTCGACGCTGCCGTGCAGGTTGATCCAGCGCTGATACTGCGGCGCTTGGTGGCACCAGTACTCGATCGCTTCCTCGTCGGACAGCACGTTGCGCGGCAGCACGCGCAGCTCGGCGATGTGCGGGTCGTGGCGCAGCATCTCCTCGCCGTTGGCGGCGACGTAGCAGGTGACGGCATAGCCCTGCTCGTGCAGGTGCGCGGCCACCGATGCCGCCCACAACGCATCGCCGTTGCCGCCCATGCGGACGATGCCGGCCCGCTTGGCGGGCTTGTCCTGCCGCCACGGCTCGCTCTGGCCGGCACCGGCGGCGAGCTTGCGGAAGATGAGCAGGAACGAGTACTCATCGCCCCCGTCGCGGGTCTGGCATTCGAGCAGCGACCAGTCCGGGAAGAGCAGCCGCATGGCGTCGACGATCTCTTCCGGCAGGAAGTCATGCTTGTGGTCCGGGTTGGCGCCCGGCTGGCCGCAGCGCGGGTACAGATCGGCATGCGGCAGGTAGAGCACCAGGTGGCCGCCGGTGGCGAGCACGCGCCACCACTCGCGCAGCGCGGCTTGCCAATCGACCACGTGCTCCAGAAGGTGCGAGGAAAAGACGTTGCTCGCCGAGCCATCGGCGAACAGCCCGAGGCGCGCCGCGTCCGGAATCAGGACATCCGGTTTCATCAGCGTGCCGAACAGCGCCACGTCGGCGCCGGAATCCAGCCCGAGCAGGTGCGGCCAGACCTTTTCGGCGCCGCAGCCGATGTCAAAGCCGCCCGCGGAGAGGTAGTGCAGCACCTCGTGGCGGATCTTGCGGGCTTCTCTTCCGTTGCTTGTTGCCGGGGTCCAGGTCATGGGTTCGGGTTCGGTTGGGTCAAGTGGATCGTTCGGGTTCCGGTTGTCCCGGATGCGCCGGGGAGGAGCGACGCATCCGGGGCCGGAACGGCGTGGAGCACGAGGTGTGCGTCAGCTGGTGATCAGGTCCTCGATCTTCGCGAAGCTCGCCGGCTGGCGGACCCCGGAATCCACGAACTGATTGATCGTCACCTTGACTTGCCCGGTGTCGGCCTTGGTGTAGGGATCGACAGTCACGTCGGCGCCACCGAAGAACGCGATGATGAGATCCGACCAGTCGCTGCCGAAGATTGCCGCCGAGCAGACGGTCGTCGAGGTGCCCTTGGTCAGGGCCGACGGCACGTTGTTCGTCACGCCGGCGCGGTAGCCGTTGAGCGGCTGGTCGCCAGGCTGCCAGATCATCGGCAGGTTGGTGCCGAACTGCGTCTGCTTGTACTTGCCGCGCGTGCGGGTGTTGATCAGGTAGCCGGAGCGCTGATCGGGCTCGGCGTTGCTGTTGGCGCAGGCGCTTTCCAGGTCGACCAGGTGCGACCAGGCCGGAGCGGCGCCATTGGCACCGCCGACGACCGTACCGATGCCGGAGGTATAGCGAATACCGTTGTGCTGCGGCGTGGTGCCGGTGCCGTTGATCGATTGCGACTCGAAGAGGACCAGGGCCTGCTGGATCAGGTCGTTCCGGATCATCTGGTCCACGCTCGGGTTGGCCTGGATCAAGGCCTGCTTCGAGACTTCGACGTAGGCGCCGACGCGCTTCGGCACCAGCGACAGCGTCTGGATGGTTGGGTTCGTCTCGCTCGCCGACCCGATTTCCGTCAGCGTGCCGATCGTCGCGCCGGTGGCCTGGCGCGGGATGGCGATCGAGTCCTTGAGGCCGGTCAGCATGGTTGCGCCGAGTTGCGCCATCACCAGCTTGTTGCGCAACACGTCGGCCATGAGGTCGTGGCGGACGTCGGTCTGCACGAGGTTGCCGGCTTCCGTCGACGTGCCGACGTTGAAGTCCCGGCCCATCAGGCCGAAGAGCATCTCGTAGGGCACATACGCGCCGTCGGCCTGGCGGCCGAATTGGCGCGCGACTTCCTGCGAGCACTCGCGCTCGAGGCCGGCGTTGGTCCAGTCACCCGAGCACATGGCGCTCAGCAGGTTGCCGAAGCTGTACCGGCTGCGGTCACGCTTGGTCATGCCGATGTCCAGCGACTGGTTCTGGTGGCGCTGGGTGATCTGCGCCAGGATGTAGTCGCGGAACTCGGACACGCTGCGGCCGTTGCGCACGGCGTCGGCGGCATCGTTCGGCTTCAGGTATTGCCGATACTGGTCACCCAGCGCGGCGATCTCGCTGACGCGGGCGCGCTCGGCGTTGATGATCGAATCGGGATTGAACGGCGGCTGATTGGTGGCCGCCGGGGCGAGGTCTTGCATGATGAGGCTCCTGGTTGAGGACGGTTGATGCTGGCCCGAGGCCGGCGGCGGGGAAACGGGTTGAGGTTCGGTTTGAGGCTCGGCTTGAGGCTCGTCGAGCGCGACGGCGCGCGGCGCGACTTCCGGAAAATCGGCGGCGCGGCCGATACCGACGGTGTCGTCGGCGGGGATATCGACCAGCGAAACCTCGAACGGCTGCCAGCGCGTCACGCGGTACGTCGGCGGCCCTTTGTGGTCACCTTGGCGCACCAGCACGCGCTCGCTGATGCGGTAACTGATCGACACCTTCGGCATAAGGCCGAGCTCGATGTCGCGGCGCAGATCGGCGAGCGCTTCGCGCGGCGAGAGCGCGATCGTCAAGCGGACCCGACGATCGTCGTCGAGCCGGGCGGACTCCACCTTGCCGATGGCGGCCAGCGGCGTCGCGCCGGTGGCGGTGTGGCGGTCATGATTGGCGAGGACTGGCGCGCCGTTGCTCAGGCGCGACAGGTCAACTTCTCCGGGCTTGTGGCCCAGCACTTCGACCCACGGATCTTCCCATCCGTCTGCGCGCAAGACGGTTTCCTCGCTGGATGCGGCAATCTCGAGCCGCATCAGGCCGTCGCCCTTGTAGATCGGGTCGGTGTTCAGCCGGACTGCGGTATCGGCCAGCGATCGGTGCATGGCGCCTTCGATGCGCGAACGCTCGCCGATGGCGGGCTGCTGGTGGTCTGAATCGGTATTCATGCGGGAGTTCCATGGTGGCGCATGTGGCGGACGACGGCGGCGGACTTGTCGGCAGCTTTTTCGGCGGCCTGGTCGGCTGCTGGATCCGACGAAGCGTCGGATGCGGCGGCGTCGGCGGCAGCCATCGGCGCGGCGGACTGCTGCGGCAGCGGGCCGAACAGTTCCTCATCGAGCAGCCGTTCGCGGGCGATCTCTTCCGGGTCTTCGCCGCGCTCGAGGATGATCCGGGAGCGCGAGGTGAGGCCGTACTGCAGGTCGCTTTCGTTTGCGGCCGACTCCTTCGCCGGGTCGATTCCAGCCCAGCGGCGCGGGCGCCACGTGCAGGCGTTGATGTAGTCGCGCAGGCGGCTGCCGACGAGCGATGAGTTCCGCAGCACGGTGAAGCGCATCCACTCTTCGAGCACCGGCTGGTGCAGCCAGTCGATCAGGTCCTGCTGCACGACCTTGTAATGCTCGCGCTCGTCGAGGATGCCGACGCGCGCGCTGGAGTAGTTCACGCCTTCGAGGTCGTTCCCGATGGTGTGGTAGCTGGCGCCGCGGGCGGCCGACCATCCGCGGATCTGGTCCTTGACGTACTGGCCCGCGTTGATGTTCGGCCAGGGCGAGTTGTACTGGCGGATATCGTAGCCGGACGGTACGACGTCCCACTGACCAGGCGCCGTCGTCGAAAATTTTTCGGCGGCTTCGGTCAGCTGCTGCACTTCGTCGGGCGACAGCACCTTGCCGGCGGCGCGTGCGGCGTCCAGCACGCTGCTGATGATCTGGTCCGAAAACCCGGGCGGCGCGTCCCCAGTCGGCGACACGAAGAAGCCGAGACGCTCGGCGCTGTTGCGCGAAGCGACGCTGCACGCTTCCTCGAACTTCTGCGCCATCCACAGACGGCGCGCGCCGACCGACAGCCACGCCACCCCGCGGACCTGTCCGGGCTCGTCGACGGAGAAGCACAAGCGCGCCTCGCTGGCCGACAGACGAAGCGACTTGCCGCCGGTCCCCTGGCGGTCGTCGCTGGCGGCGGTGCCTTGGCGCAGGTGATAGCCGAGCACGCGGCCGTCGGCGTCGCGCTCGACTCCCAGGCGGATGGTGCTGCCGTTGGCGAGGTTTTCCGAGCGCGTGTGATCGATCAGCCACGGGTCAAGCAGCTGGATCTGGAAGCCGAACGGCCCCGAGCCGGCGCGGAAGCGGTAGAACAGTTCGCCGGTTCGCGCGAGCGACTGCAGCGCCAGCGCTTCGACCTGGCGCCAGCTGAGGCCGGATGTTTCGCAGGTGCCGGCGGCGCCCCACTCGCGCCACAGGCTTTCAATGGCGTCGTTCGCCTCGACGTGCTGCGCACTGCTGCGCGATTTCGTCAGCCGGCACTGCAGGCGGATGCCGTTCTGCCCGAGCACGTTGTCGCGTTGCTGGATCAGCCAGCGCTGCGCCCACTCGTTGTTCCGCGCGAGGTTGGTGGCGCGCGCGACGATCGTCGCCCATGCGCCGCGCAGGTCCTCGTTGATGTGCGTCGCCGAGGTGCTCCACGAGTGCGCCCAATCCGGAGTTTCGGCCGTTTCGAGCAAGCGCTGCGCGGCCTGGAATGCGTGCCAGCGGCGGGTCTGCGCGACGGCGCAGTGATGCGCCAGCGTGTCGTTCAGCCAGGCGGCATGGGCAGCCGGCTGCGGCCGCTGTTCGGCGGAGAAGATCGAGCGGAACAGGTTGGCAAGCTGCATGGTCAGCCCCGGTAGCGCACGACGGGGCGCGCCGCGAAATTGCTGCGCCGGATCTCGCGCTCGTAGTAGGCCACCAGATCCTGGATCTCGCGCAAGGAGCGGAATTTCATCGTCCGGTCGCCGATCTGGTACTCGGCCACGTGCGCCGAGCCGCCGGTGACGTAGCTCGCCAGCGCGGTGCGCAGATCGTCGAGGCAGCGCTGGTTGATCGAGCGCGGATCGAGCGCGGCCTGGTTGATCAAGTTGGCGCCGATCTGCACGGCGGTGATGCCGAGATCGACCCGTTCGAGCACCGCCGGCGCGCCGGTCATCCGCTCGACGTAGGCCCACAGCGACGCCGGCCCGGACTGCAGCAGCGCCGATTCAGCGGCGGAGATGGACATCGTATGCACCGTGCCGTCGCCGACGGTCAGCAGCGTCTGCGCCGACGCGCCGGACGGCCAGAAGATGCGGTACTTCAGCACCCAGCCGTCGTCAGCCGAATACTCCGGCAGCTCGCGCGACCAGGCGACGGTCTCGCCGGCACGGAAGGCGGTAGGCTCTGAAGTGGTCGGGAACATGCGGCGGATTGTCAAGCGTCACGCGCGGGAAAAATAGGCAAGAAATTTCCCGAAAGCGCTTGACTCCGCTGTAATTAGTGTGTATTATTCAAGTCATGGGGTAGCGCATCGCGGCCCACCAACAAACAAGGAGAGCAAGATGACAAACTACCCGCCCCGCTACAGCGAATCGTGGAAAGGCCAAGACGGTCGCGAATGGCGCGATGTCAGCTACTGGAATGGCCGCGGATGGCAAACATTCTTGCAAGTGAAGACCGATCAAGGCTGGCAAGGATGGTAGAAAAACAACAGCAACGAAAGCCGCCTTCGGGCGGTTTTTTCATCTCCGCCCATGCCGCCGGCTGGCCCATGAAAACACCGACATCGCCGACACAATCCCGATCGGCCCGCCGACCAGGTACGCGATGATCTCGACCGCCGACGCATCCGGCGCCAGTTTGAGAACGGCGAGATTGCAGGCGCCGATCAACAGCGAGTTGCCGCAGGCGAGCAGCCGGCG